CCACAGGGCTTTGCTTAAGTCTGGCCATCAGAACGGTATATCGTCATCATTGTCAACCGCAGCAGACCCCAGCGGCGGCACCGAGCTCGCCACCGGCTGCTGTTGACATCTGTCGCCAATCTGACAAGAGATCCACTTCTCGCCAGCCTGGGTCGTCTTCGTCCAGCCCTTGAACCAGTGCAGCGTCCCATCAGGCAGCATGATCTTGCCAGCCAAGTTGGGATCCTTTTTGTCAGGACGCATGTCCTTGTTCTTGAACAGCGACCCACTGTTGGGCCTCATCTCAAAGTTAGTAGCCATTTACAAATGCTCCTTTTGGTTGATTGTCATTCAGATTTCAGTATTGCCAAGTCACAGCCTTGACCGCCCACATCTGAGCCGTCTGCAGCTCTGTGATGGCCACCGACAGCATGCGTTTGACTTCAGGGTTGGGCGACTCTTCACGGGCGTTGTGAAGGCGGTCAACCAACTGCGCAAAGTCAGCCTTCAGGCCAGCCACATGCTCAAGTCCACCAGGGTTAAATGTCACTCCGCAAGCCTTCTCGCCGAATGTTGGGTTGTTGTCAGATTTCATGGTTTGCTCCTTTGGGTTGAAAAAGTGGGGAAAATTTTGGGGTGGCCCCCGGCGACCGTGGTAGGGGGTGGGGGGGCAAGGGTCGCGTTCCTGGCGCGTCGTCGGGCGCGGATCACACGCGCACCCGCTGGCGCATATAGTGCCGCAGGCCAGCCTGCAGCTGGACACGCCTCGATCCGCTGGGCTTGTACAAAACCCATACGTTCGTCTGCGATTTGTACAGACCGATTTAAACGGCCTACAACGCGCTGACTGTCTGGCTGGCTACCTGAGTACCAGCTCATGGTTTTGCAGGGCTTCCTGAGCCTTCCAGGTGCCTTGCTGTGGCATCGGATTGGTGCTCGATCACTGCATTGATCCACCACTCCAGTCGTTTGGGAGGCTCGACACCCTCGCGCCTGGCCGCTGCCAGAAGGTCATCGACCGCCTGCTCGACCTGACCGACAGTGAAGTCCAGGTCAGTCAAAAATCCGATCAACATTTCTTCGTTTTGGTTGTTCAGAACATTTAAACTTCTTTTAATAAATATATCTTTAATAACCTCCTGACTACTACTCGTTCCTCGTTTTGTACAACCTCTAGGTGTTGTAGGTTTTGGGCCTGTAGGTTGTAACTCATCACTTTTAGAATAATAGTTATCCACAGGCTGTTGGACTGTTTCAGATACAACCTCTGGAGGTTGTACTGGAATGCCTTTGGACTGCCTCTTTTTGGCGATCTCTGCCTTCATTTTCTTGACCGTCAATGTGTCGTTGCCTGTTGGCATGGTGTACTCCTTTGGTTGTGGTTTGACTGATTTGAGAGCGCCTTGCATGAGCTTGGCGATACGCTGTTGACCGGCTTTGCTGACTGGTTCTTCCATGGCTTTTTGGTCGATCTTTTGCATGACTGGTGGCCTTGTGTCTTCAATGGTTGACGTGATGCTGATGGCATCAGCTGCCTTGATGGATGGGTCAAAGATGACCCGCCAGGTGTTCATCCGCTCGCCTGGCTTGGCCTTCCAGACCACTTCCAGGTAGCCCAGCTTGGTCAACTTGACCACCTGGCGGCTGACTGCTTGCTGACTGACCTTGAGCTGCTCGGCGAGCTTTGCCTGGCCAACCCAGGTGATGCCGGCCCGGTTGCTGTAGCTGCAGATCAGGATCAGGGTGCGCATCATGGCCTCGGTCAGCCTGCGGTCGGTGCATGCGCGGATCGGGATCACGGCCAGGTTGCGCTGGTCTGGGAGCGCGTCTTGCAGCTTGACCTTGGGCTTTTTGGGGATGCTGAATGGGACGATGTTGTCAATCATGGGCAGAGCGCTCACGGTAGATGTCCTTCATGTGCTGCCTGATCCGCTCGGCTGACCCTTGGCCGTAGATCTTTTCGCTGGCCATCAGCATGCGCTCCACCATGGCTTTGTCCTTCTTGTAGTCCCAGGCTGCCAGGATGTCCCTGGCCTGGCCACGCTCGCTGATCCAGCGCTCGGGCAGTGGGCCTGTGTGCTTGGGGTAGTGCGGCTTCCATGATCTCTTTAGCATTTGCTCTCACGCTTGGCCTGCAGCTGCAGCTCTTTGGCCAACACCTTTCGGCCCAGGTCTGTGACCACGCTGCCAGCGGTGACCAACCCACGGCGACGCAGCGACCAGTAGGTTGACCAGCTGCCTGGCTTGTCATTAAACAGCTTGAAGCGCCAGCCTATGGCAAAGTGCTTGAGCATGAAGATCTGGTGGTTTGACAGGCTCATGCTTCATTTGAGCTTGATGGCGTTGATCACCCGCTGGGCAATGGTTTGGTTCTGGTTGGCCTTGATGCTCTCGGCCAGGTGCTTGCGCAGCCACACAACGCCACCCAGCCGAGCCCATTCGCGGTGCTCATGCGGTCTGAGCCGGGCGCTGACTGTTCGGGTCACACCTGTCATCTCACTTTTTGGTCGAGGCATTTTCTTGTCCTTTCAGTATTTCATTGTTGAGCTCCAGGGCAATGCGACGCACCCCTTTGAGCAGCTCTTGCAGGTTGTCAACGGTTTCCATCTCCCGCTCAAGCGCGTCCTTGAGCAGCGCGATCTGGTGGTGCAGGTTGCGCAGCTCACCGTTGGCCTCTTGGGTGTCGCGGATGATCCCTTCGTCATCTCGGAATAGCTTGACGTAGCTCACATGCATCGCTTGCTCCATTTCCAGTGGTTCCAGGTGGTCACCTCGCAGTCGAGCTCCCACAGATGCACCCCGGTGATCTTCTGCTGGTGGCGGCGTAGCTTGCGCATGCCCTTGAGGTAGATCTGCCTGGCTCTCTCCTTGGTGCAATCCAGCGCTTCTCCAGCCTCTTCAAGCGTGTACTCTTCATGCGCGACCAGCTTGATGACCAGCATCTCGCGGTCTGTCAGCGCTGCGTCAGCCAGGATCTTGAACAGCAAGTCCTTGGCCTCGAACAGCTCCATGTCATCCTGCAGCTGCCATGACCACTTGTGCCGGGGCAGATCAGGCAGCTCTTCATCCCGGCTGTACCAGAGCTTCTTGACCTCGCTGGACAGGGTCGCGGTCATCAGCTGGCCGTAGTAGGGCGAGCCACGGCCATTGTGGTTTGATGTGTGTTTGCCGGTCATCACTTGTGCTCCCAGGCCTTCACAAAGGCATAAATCACGGCCAGGCAGATCACGGCACCCAGCACCAGCACGCCAAAGATCACAAGCAGGTCAATCACAACACACCTCTCATTTCCCAGCCTGCCAAAAAGTAATTCCAGCGCTGCTGCATGGCTGGGTTGGCGTACTTGTCGCCATCCATTGCTAAATCAGACTTGGTATAGCCTTTTGATGACATCAGTGCGTGGAATACTTGTCGTGCTTTCATGTGTTTTCCTTTATGCCGTGTGCGGCTTCGATGGCTCGGGCAAACTCTCGCCAAAAACTGTCAGTTGGGTCTGATGCTTCCATGCGTTCTGCAAATTCTGCAATCTCCTCATCCGTCAGCGGCTTGCGCTTTGGTTCCCATCCAAGTGCCGTAGCAATCCGTACAGCCGCAGACTTGTCAATCACAGGCTCTTGCTCTGGCTGTGCTAAGACTTCTTTGATGGCGGTGATGGCTTCTTGTTCTTTTGGCATCAATCCGCATGGATAACGTGCAAGTAACCAACCATCAATAGTTTCCAACGCCTCAAGCGCCAGCTTCATGGCTTCAATTTGTTGTGGTGTCATTTGTCGGCCTCCAGTGCCCAATGCAGCAGCGCCAGCGCGTCTGCCTCGTTGTCGTCAGTGACCGGGTGGCCAAGTAGTTGCATGGATGCAACCATGGCCTGCTTGTCCGCATTGCCCCGGCCAGTCGCATGTTTCTTGATCGAGCCGACCGGCACTCCCTGGTAGGGGATGTTGTTTTGCTCGCACCAGGCCGTCAGCGTGGCCAGCAGGCCACCGTAGACGTGCGCGCTGTCGGTACTGGCGTGGCGGCGCACCTCTTCAAAGTAGATGGCGCTGATCTCTGGGCCAATGCTGCCGTTGATCTCGGCCAGCCACTTCTTGAAGCGCAGGTAGCGCATCCCGCCACCCTCGTACCGGCCAGGCTTGAAGCTCGACCAGCCATGCACGATGGTGCCGTCAGCCACCTGGCAGGCCCAGCCTGTGGTGGTGCCCAAGTCCAGGGCCAGGACAACCGCGGTCATAGCTGGCCAGCCTCGCGCAGCGCCTGCACAAATGCCTCGACATCAGGGCAGGGCAGGTCGCGCCAGCAGGCAGCATCCCCGGTCATGAAGAGCGCCTCGGTGATCACGTCATCAGGCAAACGCTGGCCTTCCTTGACCTTGTCCAATATCTGGGTGGCTTCCTGGTGGGTCATGGCTGGCGCACCCCCGACAGAAACCGCTGCAGCCGGGGCTGGAGCTCGCCGTAGCGTGGCTGCAATTGCTCGCGCACGCATTGGTCAATGAGGGATGACACGCTGCGCTGCTGGTCGGCAGCTGCTTTGTCGAGCAGCTCTCGCGTGGCAGGGTGCAAGCGCATGAGGAAGGGTTTGAGTTTGGGTTTCATGGGTGGCGAGTGTATATCTGCGCGATACCGCATGGCTGGCCAAATGTGCTGCATTAGGGTTTATCCCTAGAAAATAGTTGGTTTGGGTACTTCCAAGGCGATATACAAACCATGCTATGATTCACTCATGTTCAACGCGCAGATAAAGCGCAAGGAGTTCAACATGACACCCACAGCAAAGCAAATCGCAGACATTGAGCGCCAGATTGCTCTGATTGAGCACAACGCCGACAGCTACATTGGCGGCGCAAAGGCCTACTACTCTGGCCACCAAACCTTCTTGAAGCCTGCTGCACAGCGCAAAGTTGACTCGCTCAACAAGAAGCTGGACGCATTGCTTGACAGCGTGGAGGTTTGATCATGTCCAAATTCGTCGCCTACTACCGCGTCTCCACCGACCGCCAGGGCCAGTCAGGCCTTGGCCTGGATGCCCAGCGTGCAGCTGTCATCAAGCACATTGGCGCTGCCGAGCTGGTGGCCGAATTCACAGAGGTCGAGTCTGGCCGCAAAAATGACCGCGAGCAGCTGGCTGCTGCCCTGGCCATCGCCAAGAAGACCAAGTCCACCCTGGTCATCGCCAAGCTCGACCGCCTGGCGCGCAATGTCCACTTCATCAGTGGCCTGCTGGAGTCTGGCGTGCCCTTCGTCTGCGCCGACATGCCCGAAGCCGACCGCACCTTTTTGCAGATGATGGCCGTCTTCGCTGAGTGGGAAGCACGCAAGATCAGCGAGCGCACCAAGGCCGCCCTGGCCCAGGTCAAAGCACAAGGCCGCACCCTGGGCTGCCCGACACCAGAGATCGGCTCGGCCATTGGCGTGCAGGCCGTCATGGTCAAGGCTGACAAGTACGCCGACCGGGTCGGGCCCATCGTGCGCGACATCATCGCCCGGTCTGGTGCCAGCACCCTGAGAGACATTGCTGCAGCCCTTGAGGCTCGCGGTGTGGCCACGCCGCGTGGCAATGTGACGTGGGGGCCGACCCAGGCCTCCAACCTTTTGAAACGCCTCAACCTGGAGCTCAATCATGCATGAAACCTTGACCGAAAAAATCACCGTGGCCACATTGTTTGTGGCTTGCGTTGGCCTTTTGATTTGGATTCCAATATGACCGACAAAATCACAACCCCCAAAAAAACCTTGCTGGATGGCGCGGAGTACATCAACGCGGCATCTACCAACGTGGAGCAAACCTGGCGCAAGCACGGCTGGCTGCCCAAAGAAGAGCGCGAGGCCGAGCTCAAGGCCCAGCAAACAGTCAAGCGCATGAAAACAAAGGAGCGCAGCGATGCTGGCCAATAACCTGGCCACTGGCCGCGACATGCGTGATCGCCAGCTCGACATCTTTGAGCAGCGTGATCACCAGTTCCTGGAGCGCTGCCGGGCACTGGCCGTGCTTGTCTGCAAGCAGCATGGCCAGGTATCCATCAATGACATCAGGCAGTTCATCGAAGTGCCGCCTGGTGTCCATCCATCTGTCCTGGGCGCGGTCTTTCGCACCAAGCAGTTCAAGCGGGTCGGCTTCACCGAGGCTACCCATCCGCAGGCGCACGCCAGAGTGGTGCGTGTTTACCAATTGAAGGAATAAAAAATGGCAGGCAAACTGACAGACGACAAAGAGATGAGCGCCAGCCGCTTACCCGGCCTCATGGGGTTCAGCAAGTACAGCAGCCCCAATGATGAGCTGCAGTTCTCGATCAACGCCATCGATGGCAAAGAGCGCCCCGACATCGGCAACGAAGCCATGGGCTGGGGCAACACGCTGGAGCCGGTGATCCTGGCCGAGGCAGCCAAGCGGTTGGGCATCGAGCAGTTCGATACCGACATCAAGAAGGCCTACACACACAGCAGCTTTGCGCTGTCATGCAGCCTGGATGGGGTCGGGTATGGCATTGGCCAGGAGATCTTCAGCGATCCAGACAAAGGCCTGTATGTTGTTGGCCAGGACTCCATCGTGCTGTCTGGCCCCGGCGTGCTGGAGGCCAAGCTCACCAAGACCATGCCAGAAGATGTACCACACCTGGCACGCGGCCCCATCCAGCTGCAGGGCCAGATGTTGATCACCGGCCACCGCTGGGGTGCAGTCTGCGTGCTCTACCAGGGCATCGAGCTGCGGGTTTTCCTGTTCGCACCCCACCATGAAACGCAAAAGGAGATCATCAAGGCGGTGCTGGCCTTTGAGCACAAGCTCCAGACATACCGGGAGAGCGGGGCCATTGACTGGTATCCACCCGCGAGCAGCAAAGAGCTGGATCGTATCTACCCGATGGCAGCCACCAAAGAAGAGGTCGAGCTCGATGACAGCGTGGCCGACCTGGCCGCCGGTATTGTGGCCAACAAGGCCGCCATCAGGGCGGCCGAGGCCAGCATCGAGGAAGCTGAGAAGCTCATCAAGGCGCAGCTGGGCCAGGCCGAGCGGGGCCGGGCCGGGCAGTACCTCATCAACTGGCCCATGCGCAACTTCAAGGCAGCAGCCGAGCGCCTGGTGCCTGCCAAGCCAGCCTACTCTGTGCGCCAGAGCACGCTGTCGATCAAGGAGGTGTAACCATGAACCTGCCCGACAAGCCTGCCATCAGGCATGCACATGAGCATGCTGTGGCATGTCTGCAAATCGCAACAAACGCAACCGAAGATCAGGCCGAGGCATTCGTCGACGCGATGGCCACACTCATTTTCACCACCATGCAAACCTACCTATCCGAGAAAGACATCAATGCAATTGACCACTAACAATCGGGGCTTTGCCCCAGCCACCCTCACTGAGGCCATTCAATTCAGCGACATGCTGGCCAACTCCAGCATGGTGCCCAAGGCCTACCAGGGCAAGCCCCAGGACATCCTGGTCTGCGTGCAATGGGGCTATGAGATGGGCCTGGCACCCATGCAGGCGCTGCAAAACATTGCCGTGATCAACGGCAAACCCAGCGTGTATGGCGATGCCATGATGGCCCTGGTGCAGGCCAGCCCGGTGTGTGAGGACATCGAGGAGTTCTTTGAGGGCGAGGGCACGCCCAACCCGGTGGCCGTCTGCGTGGCCAAGCGCCGTGGCCGCAAGCCGGTGACCGCCAGGTTCAGCGTCGAGGATGCCAAGCGTGCTGGGTTGTGGGGCAAGGGTGGCCCTTGGTCAGCATACCCAAAGCGCATGATGCAGATGCGAGCACGCGGGTTTGCGCTGCGCGATGCCTTCCCTGACGTACTCAAGGGGCTGATCACCGCCGAAGAAGCCCAGGACTACCCTGACGAAGCCAAACCCAGGCCGGTGGCCAAGCCAGCCAACCCGCTGGACATGGTGGCCAAGCCTGCGCCGGTGGCCATCGAGAATGAGATCACCGACCCGGCAGCCATCGAGGCCGCGTTCGCTGACACGGTCGAGCCAGACCCTGTGCTCGATGCCATTGATGATGCCATTGCTTTTGCAGACAAACTGGTCGAGCGCTTTGAAGTGGTGGACATCCCCGAAGTGCATGAGGCAAGCTCATCTGATGAGCCTGCCCAGGTGATTGGTTACCCGCTGCTGGTGCCCGGCAAAGAGCAACCCTTCTCAGTCCACCAAAGCTTGGATGAATGGCAAGATGCCTACGAAGAGCTGGCCGACAAGACGGCCAAGGCTGGCAAGCGGCCACCCAGGGATCGCATGACAGCGCTCAAAGAGCTCAAGCAAGTCAATGAAGAAACCATCCAGCGGGTTGACACGCTCAAGCGGCTGCGGCACACAAGCGCTTATCAGCGCCGACTCAATGCGCTGGGCGCTGCGCAGTGATCAAAGAACCGCGAGCACCTCGTTGGTGTGCTTGATACGGTCTGAGAGCCCTATGCTCCCCCCATTGATGATCTTGGTTAACCGCTGGTGATCAAGAGCGTCAGCGGGGGGATTGCATTTGTGGGTTGACCAGAACCACCCGGCGGTCATCGCAGCATATTTGGGCGTGGCCACCAGGTCGGGCTGGGTGACCAGGTCAACACCCAGCGCTTTGCTTGCATGATGGTAGTTGTCCGCGCCGGTCAACTGAACCAGACCTCTTCCGCGCATCATCCACCCATCATTGCTGGCCTCGTCCCGGTTTCCCATGCGACCGCTGTAAACCTTGTTGGCGATAAGGCGTGGCTGACCCGCGTACTGGTTGGCGATCTCCAGTGTGGGAAACCGCTTTGGCCAGATGCGCATCAACGTCCCGGCCTTGTAGTTCAGATTTTCCTCAAGCAGTTTGAAGTTGCCAGACTCATGTGAGCACTGGCCAATGAAGCAGGCCTGTTGATTCTTGGTGGTGATGCCAAAGCGCTCAAAAGTTTCGTTCAGTGGGTCAACCCACTTGACATCAATGTGTAGCCTGGTCAGTTGTTCAGCGTTTAGCATTGATTGCCCCCATCACTTGGTTGTAGCTGTCGATGCAGGCGTTGAGCTGGTTGATGGCCCGGTCGCCGTCGGCTGTGATTTGGGCGATGAGTCGGATGACTTCTCGCTCCTCATCAGAAGGCGTGTCAGCCGGTCTGTCAGGTTGGGCTCTCGCTTCAATCCAATTTCCGGTGGCAGCGGGGGCACTTGGGGCGGCTGATACACAACCTGTGGCCGGGAGGCGCACCCGACCTGCAGAAATAGCGCGATCAAGAGCAGACTGTTTTTGATTGACAACATTGTTGACCTCCAGAAGCTTTGTTGATGTTTCAGTAATCTGTGCCGTGAGTTTTTGCTCTGTCTCTCTGGCCTCTGCGTTTTTTTTTGCAATTTCAATTTGCATCTCTTGATCGCGGCCAACCCATCCCTTGTGGTGGCCATAGAAGTAGGCAGACGTGCAGACAACAACTGCGCCCAGGATCAGGTAGGGGTTGGGCAGTCCGATCATTTGACTGATGCCCTGGCTTCAGCTTGCAGCTCGCGCTCTGCGTCATCCTCCAAGCTGGGTGGCGTGGTCGGCGGCGGTGGTGGTGACCAGCTCTCATCAAGCGGCGGGTTGACCCATATCGGAAGAGCACCGCTGGGAGGCGCAGAAACAGGGCTAGACGGCGCTGGCGCAGCCGGGGCAGGGGTAGGTGTGGGTGTTGGAGTTGAGCTCATGGCCTGGCTGACAGATCCAACTGCACGCTTTCCCACAATGCCGCCGATACCGCCAACAAGCAAAAGCACAATGTCGTTCAAAATTTTAGAGAACTGCATGTCGAGCGGGGCCATAGTCTTGATCGGTTGAACGACAAAAATTAAGCTGTAGAGCAGTACAAAAACGATCCCAAAGAGGATCACGGTTATGCAGACAACGACAAAGCCCCAGATTCTGATCTCAATGTCTTCTGCGGTGTATCTATTTTTTAGCATCTTCAGCCTTTGGTGGTTCAACTTTGTTTGTTAAAACTGGGGCGACCAAATATTCGGGGCAGGTTTGTGTGAATAGGCAGCGTGGCTTTTGGCACTCAGGCAGATCGAATTTGTCAGGGTTCTGGCAAACGTAGCGATACCGATCTTCACAAGCTGATAGCAAAGCAATGATGGCAGCAACCATGATGAGCTTATGCACACCAATCATTGCGCACCACAAAAATTTATCTTTGTTCACCACGTTGCTCCAATTTTTTGCGCTCTTCCTCAAGTTGCTTGCGCAGCCTCTCCATTCGTTCGATCTGGGCCTTGCTTTCCTTTTGCGTGCTCAATGTATCGAAGTACATGATGCCAACAATTGGCAGCATCAGCAAGAACACCAAGACCATGCACACCAGTGCGATCAGAAACCCCATCGAACTTTTCGATCCATTACCAGCAGCGACCAAAACACGGTCAGGTACACGATCACTGACAAGGCGGCGGCCAGGTAGATTGCTTTGTCCTGGAGGTCGTTTATTACCCGTCTTCGTTGCCATTTCGCCTGCGCCTCACGCTGATCACGCACTTCCCTGGCTTGCTCTTGCTCAACTGCAATCTGCTCGCGCATCTCGTTAAACCTGGTCCATAAGTCACCCAACTCTGGTGGCGACTGATAGATCATTTGCTCGCGCAAGTCAGTCTCCATCTGCCTCAACTGGGTGAGCACAAGGGTACGCTGCAGTGCTCGCTCTGCCAGTGACTCGGTTCCCTCGTACACCTCTTCCTTTGACTTGCGCTCTTCCTCAAGGTAGTAGTCTTGAATCTGCTGCTGGTGCCGCATGAATTCACCAAGGCGCTTTGCAATGTCACCCATGACCTGATTGGGGTCGTAGGCTGCAACCTCTTGCACGCGCTTTTGCTCGGCAGCAATCTGCTTCTTTTGCTCTTTGGTTGGGTTTGGGCCAAACATGTTGGCGACTTCGCCAACAATCTTTTTGACCTCTCCAGCCGTGCCTTTGATGTCCTTGTACAGCGCAACGCCTTGCTTGATGGCAGCGAATGCTCCATTGGCCAGGGCGAGGATGCTAATCGGATCCACATCTTAGATGCCAAGCAGTTTTTTCACAATGTCAGCGGCAACGCCAGGGCCAAACAAGATCGCAGCGATCACGATATAGAGCTGGATCTCGATCTTTTGCATTCTGTTTTTTCCAGACTCGAGCTTTTCCTCAATCGCTTTATATCGCTGATCGCAAATTGCCTGGTGGATAGCGAATTCTTTTTCCACTTCACTCATTTTTTTCCTCTTGTGGCACTTGTGGATCTGCTTGCTCTTTGATACGCATCATCAACATAAATGCGCCAGTCTTGCTTGGCAACTCTCCAAGCGTTCCAAGTATGTAGTTAACATCCTCAATTGACAATTCAAGTTTAATCATGCCGCTGCCGCCTGCAATGGTGACAAATCTTCATTCGTCCAAAAGTCTTTTGCCAGCATGATTTTCAAATGCTCTTTGTTGCGGGACAAGCAATCTGCCCACTCAGCATCTTCCATGCCTTCGGGCTTGCCAGCATTGATGAGGTTTACTGAGTCCATTGCGGCACTGTAGTGCTGGGCGATTTGTTCTGCGGTGATTTCGTTCATGCTGATGCTCCGTTGATTTGGGCTTTGAGGCTGTCAACCTCTGCTTTGAGTTCTTGGATACTTGCAATCATCAGTGGGATGAGTTCTGTGTAGCGAACAGACAAGTATTGCTCATCATTTTCAGTGAATTCATCCACCGCTTCTGGTACAACGCCTTGGACAGACTGAGCAATTACACCAACACAAGGTTTAGCTTTTTTGTCAGACTTCCAAGTAAACTTAACAACCTCAATCTGAGCAATATCTGATAAAGCAGTTAAATATGTGCCTGTGACATTTTTTAAACGAGAATCAGAAGCAGATGACCACGCTGTTGCACCTGATGACAGATTAACGCCCAAAGTATTGGTCATTACATAGGCGTTGCCATTTAGCAATCCCCACCAGACATTGTTGGCAACAGCATCTGTTATTTGCATAGACCCATCATAGGTATTAGAACCAGAATTCATGGAAAAAATCGTATTTCCACCACGGGATGTGCTTGTCCCACCAAGATACGGCATCTGCCAAGATTTATACGCATTTATATAATTAAATCTTGGATTCCCATCCCCATCAGACAGCACGATGTTGTTGCTTGCTGTGCGAATGTCTAAGCCGCCTGAGTTGCCCATGTATCCGCCAAGCACTACGTTTGACACACCTGTTGTTATGTCTTTTCCAGCACGATAGCCAACAAATACGTTGCTTCCGTTTACGGCATTAGAACTGTAACCAGCGTGATAACCAAAAAATGTGTTTGCCCCGCCAGTTGTGTTTGTATACCCCGCCTGATAACCCACAGCAGTGTTGTTTGAGGCTGTGGTGTTTAACGGCAGTGCAGCAAATCCAATTGCAGAGTTATTTGAGCCTGTAGTATTGGAAGACATTGCGCTTCTTCCGAACGCCACATTGTACGAACCAGTAGTGTTTCCAGACGCAACATCATGCCCAACTGCGGTATTTTCAACTCCCGTATTGTTGCTTGATAAAGCACTTGACCCAACAGCAACATTACGATTTCCAGATGTGTTTGACACAAGAGCAGATGAGCCAATTGCTGTGTTGTTTATGCCTGTGTTTGACCCCGCCAACGCACTCGCACCCACCGCAGTGTTGGTGGACACAGCACCTGCGCCACGGCCTACGGTGAGGCCTTGAATAGACGCACCATTGGTGACTGTTAAATTGGTAACCGTGCCACCCACAGTGGATGCCGCTTGCCATGTGCTGCCGTTGTACACGCGAAGCTCATTGGCCGTGGTATTGAAATACTGGTCACCAGTAGTTAATGCATTGCCATCATTGTCAACAGATGGATCGCTTGACTTGGCACCCAGGTAGATGTCATCAAAGGCATCAAAGCTGGCTGCAGCTGCAGCTGCAGCAGCAGCGGCAGAGGTAGCTGAACTGGCTGATGCGGTCGCACTATTGGCCGCGTTTGTTGCGCTTGTGCTCGCATTGCTTGCTGAAGTGCTTGCAGCTGATGCGCTGTTGGATGCATTTGTGGCTTGCGTTGTTGCTGTGCTGGCACTGTTGGCCGCATTCGTTGCAGAGGTAGATGCATTGCTTGCACTTGTGCTGGCATTGCTTGCCTGTGTTGATGCAGTGCTTGCGCTTGCGGCTGCGTTTGTCGCAGATGTTGAAGCATTGCTGGCCTGGGTGCTTGCAGTGCTGGCAGAAGCAGCAGCATTGGTTGCACTTGTTGATGCATTGCTGGCTTGGGTCGAAGCAGTACTCGCAGAGGCAGCTGCGTTTGTAGCTGAAGTTGATGCGTTACTGGCTGACGTGGATGCATTGCTGGCGCTGGTAGCCGCAGCAGATGCAGAGGCAGCTGCGGCTGTAGCTGATGAACCTGCGCTTGCATTATCAACAATCAAATCCCATTTGGCGCTGTCAGCATTGGTGCTGATTGGTTGTGATCCGCTTGATGTATGCGAAGTATTGGCGTAATAAACATTTCCATTGCTTGTGTCTTTGACAATGTCACGCTTGTTATATGCAACAGCAGCAGACCAATTGCCTCGGTTGTCACCGATAACTTCGCCTGTTGTTGGATCTCCATTTGAATCAAAAGCCAGCGTTTTATTGGCACGCACCGATGCTCTTGGCAGCGTCATGTCAATGCTGGTCGGATCTGTTTGAGGCGCTGTCAATGCACGCTGCAAACCTTCCGAGTTTTGCTGGGCAAAGATGGTCTGCTGATCCAGCTCATCATTGATGGTGTTGGCAAAGAAGTCACCGCCAGTGGTGAAATCAGATGTTCGCTGAATGGTGCGGTTGCCAACAATGGCGTACTGAGTTGGCGATGTCGGAGACAGTGCCAGGCCAGCTGCGGTGATCGTCACTGAGCCGGTGCCATTGGCATTGATGGCCACCGTGTAGTGGGTGGTCAGCGTCAGCAGCGTGTCGTCCTTGTAGACAGCGATGTCTGTGTTGGCCAGGATCTCAAACGTGAATGAGTATGGGCCAGCGCCGCCAGCGCCACTGGGCGAATACACTTGTCGGCGGGTCACGTTGCTGATTGGTACTGCCATGATGCAATCCTTCCTATTGGAAATTGTACGGTTTTAATGCGGTTTGTAATAGAGGCCGTTGGCTTTGCGCAGCTCTTTGAGCTCGTCAATCTTGGCCTGCAATGCCGGGTCTTCCAGCTTGAGCTGCTTTTTGGCTGCATCCATGAACTTGGAGTGCACCAGTTGCACGGTCTTTTGCTGGTCATCCAAGGACATCAGATCAAAGCCAGGGGCCATCATGGTGCCCAAGAGCTCTTGGCGCGAGGGCATCTCCTTGCCGTAGATGGTCAGCAGCCGGTTGTACTGGAAGGAGTCCATCTCGACACCGTCGATCTTGCGCTCTGGCATGCCGACAGGCGAGCCAAGCCGCTGCAGCATGTCATCAATGTGGCTGAACTGAGCCGGGCTCACCTTGGTCGGCAAAACCAGCTCATAGGCCTTGCCCTGGCCCTGCATGATGGGGTCGCCCCACAGGTTCAATGACTCTGGCAAAGCCTCGTTGGCAAAGGGCAGCCGGTTGCGGTACTTGTTGAAGGCCTCAACAAAGCCGCGCACACCCATGGGCAGCTCGGGGCTGGCGCGGGTATCTTTGGCCGTGGGATCCAGCAAGCGTTCGATCCCGGCCACCAGCGAGCTGTAGGCACCGGCAGGTGAGCCGCCAATCACAAAGCCGCCAAACTGCTTGACCAGGCCATCGACAATCTTCTTGCCGTCAATTTGGCCTTGCTGGTTGGTGCCAATGAGCTTGGACACCTCGGCAATGCCTTGCAGGTAGGGCTGCTCTTTTAGGTATTCGTAGAGGCCGTAGGTTGCCCCCAGGAAGACCTCTTCCACCTTGCCAGCATCTGGCTCATGCTTGGCATATTCGGCGTAGTCGGCAGCGATGGCCATGAGCGCCGACACCGGCTCCATGCCGTTGTAGCTGTAATAGGCATCACCCACCTTGATGGAGTAGGGCAGCCAGCCGTCACGCATGAGTGCATCGCGGTCGGCCTTGCGCTCTGGGCCGCGCCCGGTGATGTTGCCCTCGGCGGCCAGCATGGCAAACGTCGCAAGCACTGAGCTGCCCAACGTCACCTTGGCCAGGGCCATGTCCCGGTACACGCCACCCTTGGCGATCTCATCACGCCATTGGGAAGACAGCGGGGCAAATGGGGTGCGCTCGATCAGCTGCAGCCCAATGTTGGCCGGGGTTTTGAAGAACGGCACCACCACCTTCAGCATGGGGTGATTGAAGACTTGCTGCAAACTCTTGAGAGCAGGTGGCAGATCGGCGGTGAAGGTTCCCTTTTGGGCATACAGGGTTGCAACCTCGTCCAAATCTTTGGGTGGATTCTTGAACAGGCCTTCCACCTCAAGCGAGGCCTTTGCCATGGCATCGGTTTCGCTCAAGCCAGACTCAATGCCATCGCGGTATACCTGCTTGCCGCGCCTGGTGATCTGGGTGTTGAGCTCCATGCGGTAAAGCACGCCTTTGAAGAACTCGTCTTCAGACATCAGCGCCCGACCTGGCAGCGTGATCGCGGTGCCATAATAGTCCAGCGCCTTGGCAAACCATTTGTCTGACTCAATGCCAAAGGCAGCAGAGCTGATGGGCGGCACGTCCATCCCGCGCTGCGCCTCAATCTTGCTCATCAGGTCGCCAGGCTGGTTTTTCTTGAATGCCGTACTGGCCAGTTGCATGCCTTCGATGATGCCATTGCGCATGGATTGCGCCAGGGTCAATGCCTCGTCATAGGCGATCTTTTCGGCCTCGGTGCCTGGGATCAGTGACTTCCATGAGCGCACGCCGGGAGGCAGCACGTTGCTGTAGAAGGCACCCACCAATCTCTCAGGTATCTGGTACAGACCAAACATGGCATTGGACACCACGTTCTTTGCATGCGAGACAGGGTTGGACAGCAGGCCATTGATGTAGGTGGTGAACCAGACATCCTTGATACCAGACATCATCGATTTTTCGACCATGGCATTTTGAGCTGCACGCGATTCCAGGGCCAGATAGCTCTTGGCCATGTCGGCCAGGGCAGCATCACCACCATATTCATCGAGCACCTGGCGCACGATAGGCGCTGTCCCATCGCGGGGAATTCTGAACACAGACAAGGCTCTGGCGGTTTCTGTCTGGATGCCCTTGACACCCTTCTGAATCAGGCCATGGAAGGCGATCTGCTGGCGCAGCACCAGCTTGTCAACATCGGTGGCAGCACCAGTGTCAACCAGCTTGAAGAGCCGATCCAACTCATTGGCCGAAGACTCCAGCACTTCCAGCGCTTTGTACGTTTCAACGGCATTGGACATCATGCGGCCATCGCTACCGATCAGCCTGGTCAGGAAATTCTCAGAGATGCCAGACTCTGCTGCCTTGGCCTTGATCTCGTCAAAAGTAACCGCCTTGGTCTTAATCCCAAGCGCATCGGCCACGCCGCCCACAATGGCTGCGGCATCCTCGGTCTGGTAGCGTGACAAATTGAACGGTTCATCTGGCGTGCCGCCAGGCTTGCCAATGTTGGGGGCTGCAGCCTGGCGAGCTTTGACGGCAGCGCCAACGGTGCCTGTCAGGGTTTGGTCAGCTTCGGGTATCAGCTTGAACCGGCCAGCTTTGGTGACATCTGGCAGTTGGCCATCGGGCATGCGAGCAGCGTCTGGCACCAGACTGCGTTCGGCTTTTGCAGCTTGTTTGGTGATCAGCCTACGCAATGCGACATCAGCTGGCCCAGCAATCTGGATGTCTTCTTCCATGCTTGGCGTGCCAGGATCAGCCTCTGGCGCTGGCTCGGTTTCCATGGCCTGGGCAGCGCCAGGCATGGGCTCCAATGTGATGTCTTCAGCTGCAGTTACCGGCGCTGCACTTGGCAGCATCTGGCTTAAACGTTGATCGAGTGGTATGTTGGCCATCATTCAGCTCCAGACTGCAGAGCTTGACGGCCCTGTTTTAGGCGTTTCGAATTTCCAGTGGCAGGCTGGATTCCTCCAGCTCCGGGGGCACTCCCTCCGGGTATGCCAACCCCAGGTAATTCTCCCTGGTTACCGGGAGCTTGAACTGCTTGAGTAGATCCAGGACGTAGTCCGGCTCCTTCCCACTCTGGAGGTCTGATTCCACCGGCATTTTTGAAGACTTCATTGCGTGCCTCATCAAGGGATATTTTGCCTTTGCGATATTGTAACCAGATGCCATCAACTTGATCTACATTTTTAGCTTGGCTTTTGAAGGTATCAGGGAACAAACCACGCACCGCTTCCCAGGTGATCGATTGCATCTCGCGAGGCAATATCCCGCGTTCTTGGGCAGCCCGACGGTATGCCTCGGCGTAGATGCCGTAGGTGCCCTGCACGCCTGTGATTGAGCTGTTCTTTGGGCCGACCTCGCCCTTCACATTCGATCCAAAATTATGTGCCACCTCGCGGCTGTTGCCAGACAGTGGGCGCAGCAGGCCAGCAGCCACCGCATGGGTGTCAATGGTCACCGGGCCTGCCGGGTCATTGGGCGCATAGATGTTGCTGTAGAAGTTGCGCACCTTGTGCTGTTGGCCAAGATTGGCGCTGATTGTTTCAATGCGCGGGTCTTCCAAAATGACGATGGCTTTGCCGATCTCATTTAGCGATCCCCAGCCGGTTTGTGTTGGGGTCTTGCCATCTTGGTTCATGCGCACGCCAACGAAGTCACCTTCTGGGCTGACGATCTGGTGCTCGCGTGGGTTCTTTGCTTGGTCGTAGGTTCGCAGCCACATGGCTTTGAGGCCTGGCTCTTTAACCTCGGCCAGGGTCTTGCCCCGAATGGCATCTACCATCGGCGCGTATTTGGGGTCGCCAAAGATGGTCTTGGCAATCACGTCCATGCTGGAGTCCCAGCGGGTGGCTTGCTGCTTGGTTGCGATGTCGAGGACGCGCTGACCAAGCGACACATTCATAAACCAATCTTTCTGGGGTGAGAGTACGGCCAACACACCAGAAACAGCCTGATCAGGCACACCATAGTCAACAGAAAAACGGTCGGTAATATTGCGTGCGCCGTCATACCAAAGCTTGCTGCGTTGGCGCGTAGCATCTGGAACTTGGTCATATAAAAACAACAGATTGTTTTTGACTTCGGTGATGAAGTCTTCTGCTTGTTTGTCAGGGTTGCGCGCCTTGCTGGCAAAGTTAGGGTATTGACGAATCAACCCCATGTTGTGCGCAAAGGCATCTGGGTCTTGCTTGACGGCCTGGAGGTCGATCGTCAACCTGCTGGTCATTGGATCTTCGGTTCTCTTCACTGCGGTTGGGAGGCGAGTGCTGACAATATTTGGGTCTTGGGTTCCAGTTGGAATGCCATCAACAGCCTGGATACTCATGCCAACTGGAAGATTTTTTGGCAGAGCTTTTGTTGCTTTAATGGTCGAAGATGCACCCGGCAACATGCCAAGAGCAGCCCCGCCATATTGCATGGCAGCTGTGCCGTAATCTCCTCGTTTGAATGATTCTCTTGATTCACCGGCTAATATGGCCGCCTCCTCAGTCTGCATTGCTGTGCCAAGATAAGGAATAATGTCTGCCAAGCCAGCATTAAATGGTAGGTTGCTGCTACCACCGCCAACAATTGTTTGAGCATTCTGTCTGGCTTTGTAACGATCCACGCCCATGCCCTCAAATCCAGACTGTAAAAAATCAGACAGCTTTTGACGCACGGTCGGATCAAATGATTTAATGGTATTGCCTTGACCAGTCCCAGGCTGCGTTGGCAAATTACGAAACCCGGTTTGCCCCGACATATTTACCGGCGATCCAGCCAGCAAGATGTCGCCCGGCAGCTGGCCTGGTGCCATTTCTTGGGGCGCTGCCTCATCAACCGTTGCCTCTGGAAATTGGATAGCGGTCAAGGCCGACAGGTATTTGTCCTCAATCGAGCTGTAGGCCATCACTGATTCCCTTCTGCTTGTTCAAGTAGACGCTTGATCTGGGCGATCTCACGCTGTTTGTTTTTGTCGTCACCTGCCTTGCGCTCCAGAGCTGGCAGCGTGTCGCGAGTGATGGGGCCATTGATCCATGGCTTTTTCTCCCAAACATCAGTCAACGATTTTTGCGCAGCCTTGGCCTGCTCTGTGTTGCGTCTGGCCTCCAGGTTTTTTGACACTTGCTCAAGTATCTGCCTGGGCTGCAACACCTTGCCTTCGCTTATGGCTTGGGCTTGGATCTGCATGGCACTGGCGCGGAGCTGCTGCAAGCGCTCAAACTCTTTGCCCTTGGGGTCAATCACAGTAACCGACCCTGGTGATGTCGGTATCCCCGCGAGCTTGGCCAAGCCGGTATCAATGTCGCGCTGGTCGCGGCGGTCTTCACTGGTCAGCAGCTTCAGTGCAGACACCTTTTGCTTGCCGTTCAATGTAGAGTTGTTGAAGATCTGATCTGGGCTGGTGATGGTGCCTTCATAAATCCCGCGCAGCGTGTTGAACTCCGCAATAGGGTTGCCGTCCTTGTTGGGCTCTAGAAGATCTTTGAGCACGCTCAACGGCACCGCATCTGGCTGGCGCTCGGCAATGCCAACAATCTGAGAGATCAATGTCTTGCGTTGAGCGTTGCCTTCTGGAAGCGCCAAGGCCTTGTCATACAGCGGCACAAACTCAGCCACGGCCAGGCGCTTGTCTTCAGCACGCTGGGCATCTTGCACGGCCTTGCGATTGTTGAAGGCCACCATGTAGTTGGCCACCACCTTGGCCTTTTCATCATTGGGCATGCCGGCAAAGACATCTTTCATCTTTCCAACTTCACCAGTTTGCAGCATGCCCAAGCCCTGGCTGAAGTCGGGCGTGAATTCCTTGCTGGTCACAAACGCGCTGACAGCGTTGACCTTGGCGGTCTTGAGCGCAGCCTCAAACTTGTCGCTGTAAGACTTTTGCAAGTTGGCATCGCCAATCAGCAAGGCGCTGGTGTTGATGGTCTGCCGAAAGACATCTGCCAGGTCATCGACAGATCGAACCGCTGGAGACACAGATTTGGTGCCGTCGCTCTCGTAGTAGGTTTGCGTGTTCTTTGTATCGAGCCAATATCCTCTTGAGACAGCGGCCTCCAGCAGCCTGGTGCTGTTGTCAAAGTCGCGGTCAAACTTGATGATCTGCGCTTGCTTCTGGCGCTTGATCTCGGTTTCTGCAGCCTTGGCCAGCACGGTGTTGCCCATGGTCGCAATGGTGGCGCGGAACTTGAGCGAGGCCTCTGGATCCACCCCGGCCAAGCTCTTGCTGTATCCATCCATCATGGTTGCAATCTTGTTTTGCACCTGGCTGGTGGTGGCCATACCTTGCTCAACCGCGGTGAGCATGACAGTCAATTCATTGCGTGCTTCAGCCTCAAAATTGCTGGACACTTCAAAAGCCCTGGCTTTGCGCACGGCCTGGTCATAGACGTTGAACTTGCCACCCAATTGCAATGGCGCTGGGTTGCCATCTTTGGCTGCTCGCAGTTGCTCATCAGTGATGGGGTTGTCGGCCACATATTGAAAGCCAGCCTCTTGTGCAGCGCCCTTGGCAATGCCAAACAGCGTGCCGCTCAATCGATCAAGTGACTGGGCAATGGCGCTTTGGTAATTGGCTGCAGCCTGCAAGCCAACATATTGGACTTGAGGTGCTTGTACGCTGGGCAACACAGCACCAGGGATGCCGACATTTTCAACGCGGCCAGATTGAAGCAATGGTAGGTCGGCCATTATGTGGGTGTCCTTGTCTGTGCAAAGCGCAGCACGCCTTCGCCAAATGAGATGCCAGACAGCATGCCGCCAGACTTGGCAGCAAACTCACCGGCCAGGCGCATTTGCTTGGCTTGAGTCTCGGCTGCGTTCATGGTCAGATCAGCCTGCTCCTTGGCCGCCAGCACCATAGCGCTTGCATCTTCATAGCCCATGATGCGAGCGGTCAAAGCATTGAGGTTTGTGATACCAACGTCCCGGTATGTGGCCCCCACGGTGGTGGCCCGGACAGATGCTGCCGATCCTTCGCCAACCAATACCCCATTGGCAGCAGCCCG